TACTTTGTCTCCTGAAAAGAAAACAGAGGCTTTCGAAACACTCTCAATTTTACATCAAATGCGAGCACAACTAGATGAACGCAAAATTAATCAAGGTAAGTAACATGTCAGAAGCAAAAGGTATCAAAGCTCTTGTTGGTCAACGTATGACTAAAACAGTTAAATTTTTAACCGGAGATGTTAAAATCTCTAAATTGACCGTCTCTGAAGTTTTAGAAATTCAAAATAAAGCTAAAGATGCAGATAAAGATGAATCAATTGGTTTGGAATTAATTAAAACAGTAATTCGTTCTGCTGTAGAAGGCGGTACTGAATTAGACGATAGCGAATTTGATAATTTCCCAATGGACGAATTATCTAAATTGTCTAATGAAATTATGAAATATTCTGGTCTAGGACAAGATGCGGGAAAGTCTGCTTAGGCCCTGAAGAACTACCTATATTTGAGTTAGCCTTTCATTTGAAAATGCCTGTATATAAAATATACGAAGATATGACATATGAAGAGCTTTTAGGCTGGTTTAGTTATTTAGAACAAAGGCCTATTGAATGGCGAGCAGACGACAGAGCTGCAAAGCTTATTCAAGTACAGGGAGTTAAAGAAAAACCTTGGCAACTTTTTACTTCATTAGATGCTATTTATAATCCAAAATCTAATCAAGATAAGGAAGAAGGCGAATTTGATCCTAATAGTTTCAAACGTTCTGGATTCTTCCAACAATTAGCTAAGGCTTCTGGTGGCGAACAATTATTAGGAAAGTAGATGTCTGTTAAAGTTAATATAGATCTTTCTAAAGAGCTTTCTAAAGAAGGTGAAAAAAGAAAAAAGATCGAAATGGAAAAACTAGTTAACTCTTTAAGAGATGCTACTCCTGTTGATACAGGACGTGCCAGAGCTGGCTGGAAAGTTGAAGAAAATAAAATAATTAATGATGTGGAATACATTGATGAATTGAACGCAGGCTCAAGCAAGCAAGCACCTTCACATTTTATTGAAAGAACACTACTAGCGAATCGAAACGTAAGTAGCAACGGTACAATAGTTGTACCAAAATAAAAGATGATCATACCCCTTTATTAATGCCTGATGGTGTTGGTAAAGGGTTTTTAATGGAGATTTGACAATGTCGGGTATCGTAATTGATGTCGAAGCTAATACAAGGAAAGCGCAGAAGAATCTAGACGAAGTAAATGTTGCAGTTAAAAATATCTCATCAAGTGTAGATGGGTTGACTAATGGATTTAAAAATGCTTTTGTTGCCCTTGGAACAGCATTCACAGCGGGTCAATTATTTGACCAATTTAAAACAATTACAAGTGATTTACAACAAGTAGAAAATCAAATAGCACTTGTAACAGGGCGCTCATATGAGCTATTAGAAGTTCAAAGAAAACTAAGAGATGTTTCAAAAGAAACATACGCATCATATTCAGATACTGCTTCTGTATTTGCTTCTTTTGGCAGATCGATGGGAGATGTTAAAACATCTTCAGCTGATTTGTTAAAACTCACAACTACTATACAAAAAGCTATTGCAATTTCTGGATCAAGTCCTGAGGCCGCGAAAGCCGCTATTATACAATTAGGGCAAGGACTTTCAGCAGGTGCATTGAGAGGTGAAGAGTTAAATTCTGTAATGGAGCAAACTCCGCGTATTGCAAAAGCTATTGCAGACAGCATGCACTTAACCTTAGGCGCAATGCGGTTACAAGCAGCAGAAGGAAAATTAACAACTGAAGTTCTAGTAAGGTCTTTTAAAGAGCAAGCTAAGGTAATTGATAAAGAATTTAATAACGTAATACCTACAGTTTTATCAGGGTTAACGCGAATTACTGAAGAAGCTGAATTAATTGGAAATTCTTTTGCAAAGGGCTTAGGCGCAATTAATCTGACTGGGCAAACTCTCAGTAAACTGGCCGATACATTAGGTACTACAGCCGATTCTGCATTTATTATTGGCGCTAGCATTACTAGTACTTTTAAAAATATTTCAAATTCACTAGAATACAGTCTTGCTGCTACTATCATAAGAGTCAAAAGACTATTTATGGCTTTTTCAGGAGCATTAGTTGAAACAGGAATTGCAACGTTCATCTCTAATACTGCAGAATTGCTTACTGTTTCTTTTAACAATATATTTGGCGCATACGAACGAAATAGGATTAGACTAGGTAAGTTGATTAAAGCGCCAATAGAAGGCAATTTATTCTCAAGAATTTTTGCTTTTCCTGCAGGGGCGCTCAAACAAAACTTTACAGATATAAACGATTTATTAACTCTTGAAGTTAAAAGAATGGGGATTGACTTTAGAATAAAAGTAAAATTCCTAACTAAAGTATTTAAATTTGCAGGACAAGATCTCTGGTTGGCATTCTCAGAAGGCGTTGCAGATGCCTCTAAAACAGTATTTAGATGGACTTCTACATTAGCATTTTTCAAATATAATTTTAAATTATTACTTGGCGATATCATTACTCTGGCTTCTGAGTTCTTAGCCGCTGCAGCTGTTTCATTTGATACAGATGGGATGATTAATAATTTCTTAAATGGATTTTCCCCAATATTAGGTACATTAAGTAGAATTTTTGCAAATGTATTAAATCTTGCAAGCAGCTTTATGGACACCCTTTATAAAGAATTGTCTAATTCTGGATTTGGTGCAATAAGTTCTATATTTGAACCTTTTGCTAAAATATTAAAATGGATTATACCTGTATCTTTAGACTTTTTATTTGTTTCTGATAAGAGTCTTGTAGATACGACCACAGCTTTTGTTTCTAATACATTAAATCAAGTTCTTATTGGTGTAGAAAAATCCACTAAGTTTTTAATGGAACTTGACATTTATACATTTTTGAGTGATGAACTTACTCAAGTAGCAATGCTCTTTTCTGAAGTTTTTAATACTATCGAAGAATGGATAGATAGAATTGCTAATGCACTATCTAAAATAAGCTTGGGAGATGGCGTTACAAACTTGTTTGATGGTATATTACTACAAACAGAAAAATTAAAATCCGTTATTTCCGTCATCAAAGATTTTGGTGATAGTGTAATTGATATCTTCTTTAAGATTTATGATGCAGTAATTGGACATTCATGGTGGACAGATACAGTAGAAAATGTAGTAGAAACTTCAAAATCGTTATGGGATAATTCTAAAAGTGGATTAAATAAGTTTGCTGCAGGTATTGTAAGATTATTTGAAACAGTATATAATAAAATTGGTGGAATTCTTAGCCGATTAAAAGAATTAGATTTTAGTGATGAAATTCAGAGTATAACAGACGGATTAGATAGTTTTGTCCCTGGATTAGGTAGTGTATTTACAGTACTTGTCACAGCAGCTAAATATGCATTTAATGCTATTGAAGCAATGTTTAATAGCCAGTCTACTAAATCCTTTTTAAAAGAAATGGGTCGTGGTAATTTTAGAGATGCATTTGATCCATTAATTTCTTCAGCTAAAGCTGCTCTTGCAGAAATGGATAATATATTTATTGCTGGATCAGCATTATTGGCGGCTTCAATAGCAACTGCCTTCTTGCCTGCAGCATTAATGAATACATTGCTTGGCAAGGCAATTGGAACTATTGCATTAGTATCGGGCATTTCCTTAAGTATCGGTGTAACCGATATCGTATTTGATGCCTCTCTTGGTGAAAAGATTGGTAAATTCATAGGTGGCTCTTTAGCTACTGTAATTAATAATTTATTTTCAGATTCTAATGCAGGCATTGTTAGTGAAACAATAAGTGCGTTTTCAAATTTCTTTAATTCATTAGCGTCAGGGCTTCCTGTTGTAGGTTTGCTATATAGCGGCCTTATGAAAATATTTGACTTATTTTCATTAGCACCTGCGGCTGGTATAATAGGCGCATTCTTTTTAGGTAAAACACTCACTTCTACTTTAGCAGCTTTTGGTATTTATTCTAAACAAATGATGAGCATCAATAAGATGTTCACCAATACTACAGATTTCTTTACTGGAAAATATGCCCCAAAAGGCCCTAATGTTGCAGGTTCAATTTCAAAGAACGTGTACGGTGGTGCATATAAAACACAAGCGCTTGCAGCTACTGCATTGGTTGCAGACTATATGGGAGTGTTTGATGGTGCGTTTAGAAATGATCCAATAGGCAAAGCATATTTAGAAGTTGGCGCAATGTACATGCTGTTCGCAGGTGATCATGGCGTAGCTAGAATTAAGTCAGAAATTATTGAGCCAATAAAGAAAGGTCTTATTTCAATGACATCGTCGCTTACA